CGAAACACTGTCGGAAGCTTTTTCAAGATCTATGGTGGCAAGGTTCCCAGTTATAGAACCTTGCTGCGCCCTCCGCCTATTAATTGATTGATCATAGAGGTCGATACCTGACTTAAGCAATTTACGCTTAATACATGTACCAATACCCCTCTGAACCATCACGTTAATAGTCGGCTCGATGCAAATCGAACGCATAGTCTTGTAGTTCTTTGGTACGAAGTCTAGTTTTCCGTTGTGTACCTCCACTTTTTTATGGTGGCGGAATAACAAAGGTAACGTGCGAATGATAGCTTGCAAAGCTGTCACCGCAGACTCCGAAATGCTTGGAGGACTCGACAATTTCCATCTCGCCGAAACTTTTTGTTTTGAACAAGATGTCGACGCACCGGACCCGAAGCTAAGTTCAAGCTCATCCAGGTTTGGAACATCACCTAATATTGAAGCAATTTTCCGCTGAGCATACCAAATGATATGCCCTGCGTCGCCATTGGCGAAGCTTCCGTTTCGGAGATGCCCATTCACAGATTTGCAAGTACTTTCGGAGGCCAGGAACGATTCCCATGCTGCTTCCCTCTTATCGATAGGGCCCTTCATATCTTCGTCTTTCGAGAAGAGACTTAGGGCTTGCCGATTACGGAGGTATTCATCAAAGGGTCGTTCCGGACCTAACTCAGGTATCTTACTGAAAGTTTCAAATGCATCACCTTCAGTTTGATAACCAAGTAGTCCAAGTAGTCTCGACCTGAGACTATCACTGTCTACGCGCTTCCAGATGTGAAAAAACTGACGTGTGTTTCTTTTGGCACTCTTCACCCGCTTACTGGTATCGGAGCCCATGCTTTTACAAAAAGACATGGAATCCTCGCTTAGTAAGGAACGTTCAGGTTCTCGACAGAGTCGATAACAGTAGCGTTCAGGAGAAGGTTGCTTAAGAGCACTCGTAAGTCTTTCCGTTGAGCAGCCGTTGCACGTGAAGGTAGGAACATCTCGACAATTGCTTTATTCGAGTATGCCACCTTTGGTGCAGCCGTATACCCCGCACTGTTGGCGCCTGTAGCAGTCTCAAGTGCAGGTAGTTCCAGTAAAATACGAACCTTGTTGAGAGGCCCTTGTTTCACAGTCAAATCAACAACACCCTGCCCGATTAGAGCCAAGCCCGCCTGGTTTTCACGCCATGTGGATTTGTCTCCCGAACGGAGCGGATTAAACGTGTGAGTAACTGGAGTTCCC